ATCTCAGTCGGTTTGAACCACTTTGAGAATCGATTTCGTTTCTTAATTATATTTATGAAAAAATCAAATTGAAGACGCGCTGGTAGGTGGGAATGTTGATTCATTTCATTAGCATATAATACTGTATCTGGAAAATAAGAAAGAGCTCTATTAACTATAAAGGGTTGATATTCATCTTCAGCTATATCATCTACCATTATATCTTTCTTGGTAGTATTAATTGCCTTTACATAATCAAATGGGTTCATTAATTTGTTCTCAAATATCCGTATCTAATAAGTTTTTCTTGTTCTTCTATAGCATCAGTTAAAGAAACAGTCTTTTCCATAGACCAATTTCTTCCAACGGTTTGCCAAGAGTTTCCTAGGAATGATTCTCTTATCTTTATTTTATTCTCATCATGATCAGAGACCGTAAAGATAACAGCATGACCTTCATTTTCGAAAGATCCTGTTAATGCTATTCCTGTTATTTTTCCTTTCATAAATTTATCCTCAATACTCCTGCGCAGCTTACAAAAGATAATATCACACTTAGTATGAATATTATTTTAACTGCTTTATTTGTTGTGTTTTCTGACATATGCTTTAGCCTCTGTTTCCTTATTAAAAATTCTTTCATATACGATTTGGGTATCTTTCATAGCTACCACTCTATATCTTATATCATTTTCGTGATAATATACTGGGTGATATGCATATTTCATTTGAATTTCACCTGTGACATTATTTCTGTTAAACAGGCAACCAAATTTAATTCATGATCTGCAACAAATGCATTCTTGTATTGATAATCTCCTAGGATTAATACCAATTGTGGGATAGATTGTGATTCAACATAATCTGTCATATTATCATATATTTTTCTAAATAGAGCTGCTGGTTCTGAATCCATATTATCTGCAACCCATTGTCTCATACTTCTAAAATCTTTTCCTTTTAATAATCTCATTAGATCAGCAATTGCTATCTCGCTTAATTGGACTAGTATACCACTATCTATCGATCCATTAGTACTATACCTTTGTAATTCATTTAATACTCTACGCCAATCTGGCATATGTTTCATTAGCAATTCAGCTAAGACATTCTTTTCGTATTTTATATTTTCCTCTTCTAGAATGAATTCACATCTTTCCATGAATTCAACCAATAGCGGAGGCATATCCTTTTTCGCTATATTAAATTCTATAACTGAACACCTAGAATGTAAGGGTTCTATAATTCGGTTTTTGAAATTGCAGGTTAGAATAAACCTACAGTTAGCACTAAACTCTTCTATAAAAGCTCTTAATGCTGGTTGTGTGGATTGGGGATTTAAGTAATCTGCTTCATCTAGAATAACTACTTTATATCCACCTTGGAGAGAAATAGTACTAGCAAATCTTTTAATCTTGGTTCGAAGTGTATCGATACCAGATTCTTCTGATCCATTGACTATAAGAAAGTCTAGACCAAGCTCATTGCATAAAGCTTTTGCTACTGTTGTTTTACCAGTACCGGGCGTCCCGGTGAGAAGCATATTGTGAAGTTCACCTCCGTTAACAATATCTTCAAAAGTTGATTTTAGTTCTGGTGGTAAAATACAATCATCAATTCGCGGTGGTCTATACTTTTCAACCCATAAAAATTCATTTTTGTTCATAATATAATCTGTATTAAAGTTGGGTGGGGAGCTACCCCACCTTTAAGCTTTAGGAATCGTCGGACTCGTCTGAGCCGTTTCCAACAGTTTCTGCTTCTTCATTCACTTCTGGTACTGCGCCTTCTGGTGCAGGTTCATCAGCAGGTCGGTTAGCATTTATAAATTTAACCAATCTAGTTCTAAGAGCTCCAACTGTTTCCAGTTCTACTCCTTCGAACGCACCACGTCTAGAACAGATGTCAACCACCTGTACACTAGTTGCGATGTCTTGAAGCGAAAGCTGAGGTGCTTCCTGTGTTTCTACTGCGTCATTCATAAGTTCCTCCTATGCATAGTAGACTATTATTAATAAGACCCATAATTAGCATCTTATATAATATCCTCATAACCAATCAATGATATATGAGAATCTTTCAACATGTATTTATACATGGAATTCACTCCCTTTTTCCAATGCTATAAAATAGTTTATTGGATAAGTAGAAGATGTCCAGTGGGATATAAGTTTTGAACTTATGTTCACATAGTAATCTCCGGGGAGAAGTTTTAAATTCGGAATATTAAAAATAAATTTGAAATCATTAGTACAAGGATTAGAATTATCTAATACTAAAGAAAAGGCATTTGAAGACATATCATTTACATCATAAACCTCTGCTCGTATTTGACCTTTAATCCCACATATAACTAATTCCGAATGTCCTAGGACCTGAGAAGCTTTTCTAATTTGATTAATATGATCTTCAGTAATATTAATAGAAAGCTCTGGGTCTGGCATTGTGATCTCTTTAGTTGGAGTTGTAAGTATATCCTTTTCAGAATAATAATAATTCACTCTAGAAATATCACCATTCTTGAGAACTACTCTATCTCCACCAAAGTCTAGATCGGGGTTTTCGATTAAACCAATTACCTGTAAAAATTCGTTAAGATCATAGATCCCGAATTCAACTGGAAAGGTTTCTGGAACGTGTGCTTGAGCCATAATATTTTTGGCTTCTGCAATCGTTTTTAAATCTTGTCCTGGATTAATCAAAATATTAGGATTAATCGAGGCAAAATTTTGTAACACATCAAGTGTTTCTTTTGAAATATTCATAATGTATATTATACCATAGTTTTTATCGAAAGTAAATCTTTATTTTTTATGTTCGGTATCATGGACGTGTAATGCCATTATAGCATAGTGCAATACCTTCATCAGATCCTTTCTATTATATCCGTCCTTTTTGCCATATCGTTGTGCATACTTGAGTATGTTCCCGATACAAAATCCTTCACCATGACCACCATCCATAATAAATTCAGTTGCCTGAAACTTATCTCTTGCATAATGTTCATCGTATGTAGAATCTATATACGCAGCGAGCTCTTTGCAGAGCTCACCTTCGTTAAATTTATAATTTATTTTATTATTTTTATTAAGCATATAACTCTATATTTTCATTAGATGACTTTATAAAATTTATAAATTCGTCCAATTCCATTTCACCTTTTGCTCTATTAGCAACCCAAGAAATAACCCAGCAATTATCTAATGTATATCCTTTTTTAGAATTAATTCTATCTAATGATGGAATCATTTGATTACCAGTGTCAAGTACAAAGTTCTTACCAGTAACCGGACATTTTCCTCCTGATTGTATATACATTCTAAGAAAATCTACTTTTTGTAAAGTATGTTTTATTTTTTTCTTTTTTGCACTTTTTTTAGAATCATTAATTCTAATTGATGCTATTTGTTCAATTGTTTTAATCATTCGTCATCTAAAATTTCCGTATCTTCCTCATCTGGTGTCATAGAAACCTCATCTAAATGAGCTCCTGAATCGACCTTAGTATAAAGATCTAAGAAAGCTTCTTTTGTATCCTCGTCGAATCTAGCGATGCAGAGGTTGATAGCTTTCATCTTGTTATTAAAGATAGTAAAGCTTTGAACGATGTGGCAAAGCCTACGGGTTGAGATAATTTCATCAACTCCATCATCGTAGAAAGTTTTTCTAATAATATCAGCCCAATCAACTAGCTTATCCATGAATTCGGTATCAATTTCAGTACCAAATTTTTCGAAGTGCTTAGCTAAGATTTTCTTTTCAGTAGCTGGGCTAGCGAATTTTTGATCTACACTAATAGTAAATCTTTCTAAGAAAGCTTCATCGATTATAGAAGCTGCGGTATATCGTCCATCTTCTGAACCTTTACCTTTAGTATTAGCAGTAGCTAAAACGTTGAAACCTGGAGCGGGAGATATAACCTCACCAGTCTTTTTGACTAGTACTGGTTTGCCTTCAAGGATACCTTGTAAGCACATAATCTTATTTGTAGCCCTATCGATCTCATCGAGAAGAAGGATAGCTCCATTTTCCATTGCTTTTAGCACTGGGCCTTTGGCGAATACTGTTTCGCCGTTAACTAATCTGAATCCTCCAAGAAGATCATCTTCATCGGTTTCAGGGTTAATTTGAACCCTGATGAATTCGCGGTTGAGCTGCGCGCACGCTTGCTCGACCATAAATGTTTTTCCGTTACCGGACATACCAGCTACGTAAACTGGATAAAACATTTCTGATTTAATAACTTTTTTAATATCTGCGTGTGAGCCCCAAGCTACGTAAGTTGGGTCAACTGTTGCAAAAGTTTTTTCCTTATTAACAATTGATTGTGGTGCCATTGCAACCTCAGCGGTCGGTAGAGGAATTACCTCTGCTTCTCTAATAGGTTTTACTAGGTGAGCTAGATCGTAGTAACCGATCCTGACCCTGTCTTTTGCGTTGCAAAGCCCAATCCAGTCAGACTTTTTATACCCTAATGAGTCACCAGCGTCCTTGATTGCTGATGTTTTAAACTCGGTCGTATCCGGAAATCTTCGGGAGAGCTCCTCGAGGATTTTCTGTGTGGATATTTTCACTTTATTCATAATTTATTCCTTATCAAATTAATTTTGTTTATAGGTCCATTATACCATAGGTAGGTCTAAATGTAAACCCCTTTTTTGAACTTTTTTCAATTTATTTTGCATTATGCAACCGCCTTACCAAAGTTCGTGAGTAAGACTTTGTTCTTTTTCTTCGAAGCTGAGAACTTTTTAAATCCAGCTCGGATTTGAGCAGTTGAAGCATCTTCTTTAACTTCAAATTCATCCTGTGTAGCTTCTAGTTTTATGCCTCCCTTAACAAGATAGAATTCATCATATCCTACCACGTTCTTAAGAGAAACACATTTGTTCTTTCTATATTCTTTATTAGGTTCTCTCATATCCCAGATATCAGCTTCGTGGAGTTTGCTTTTGAAATCCCATGTTCTATCTGATACAAAGAAACCAATTGTTGTGCAAGCATATCTCTTAGAGATATTTTTTAGTAATTCGTGTGTAGATCTACGAGGATCACCAGATATTTCTAGAAGTTTTCCTTCGATGTGAATTCTATATTTCCATCTATCAAGTTTTAATCCATCTTTATTATCTTTAAGAAAAGAATGTTTCTTTTGTTGCTTGTAATCTACAAATTCTCTTAAACCGTTTGAATCCCCATCTGATAAAACAACCAAATTCATTTTATCAACTGCATGCTTCATTTTGAATTTCTTGACTAATGTATGAGCTATAACTAAAGATTGATTAAGAGGAGTAGATCCCCACTGTTCCATCTTTCCTGTCACTGCATAGTCATCCCAGTAATTATCATCATAATAATAATTTCTTCTAGATGCAACTGCTAGTTTTTTCATATAAAGCCCTTCAAGAGCTTGATTGTATTCTCTTTTCTTTAAAGAAGAAGAGATTAATAAAGGTAAACAAACATTACTTATCTCTAGGTCTCCATCCGTTAATAAAGGTCGACCTCGGCTATTCATAAGCTCACGATTTCCTGTAGTAAAAGCATATACGTCAAATGGTATATTAACCATTTTGCAAAATGTAACTAGGTGAAATAATTGATCAATTACTTGAGCTAAAGTACCATTCATAGATCCAGAATAATCAATTAACATAATCATCCCGTGATTTTTAGCATTAGCTAATTTAGTAACTCGAGCAAAAATGTCTTCATTATATTTGTAAGAATAAACTTTGTTAACGTCAAGTGTACCTGATTTAGCTGTTTGAGCTCTTTGCCATTGGTATCCTGCTTTTCTCATTTCAAATTCTTTTACTGCAAAGTTTGAGGCTCTTTTAACCTGAGCTAAATATTCTCCATATCCTTTCATAATTCCATTTTCAGCAGGATCAAAATCATATCGTTCCATTGCGTCTTGTCTAGATTTATGAACTTCTTTAAAAGGAAATAGTACATGA